TCGAACCCTCAACAGGACAGCAGTATAACGAAGCAAATTACAAAATCAAAGTAGCTGCTCCTGCGCAGTATACAGTTAAAGAACTTCCACTTGCCCCCTATGTACTAGGATGCTGGCTTGGAGACGGAAATTCTGACGGCGCTGGCTACACTACGAAAGATCAAGAGATTCTTGACACTTTCAAAGAATTTGGATACAAAGTTTCACATTCGTACTCGAAGTACCAGTACAGGCTTTTAGGTAATGTTGAAGCTACACTGCGTTCCTTGAGACTTTTAGGTAACAAACACATTCCTTCGGTGTACATGCAAAGCTCGGAAGAGCAACGCTGGCATTTGCTTTCTGGTTTGATGGATACAGATGGCACAGTAAACAAAGAAGGTCAGTGTTCTTATGTCGGAAAGAACATTGAACTTGTAACTCAAGTGCGAGAGCTTCTTTGCTCACTTGGAATTAAAGCAAGTCCGATAATGCGTACTATGAGTTATCTTGGAAAGGCTGTTGCGAACAAAGAATGTGGTTACGTTTATACAATAACATTCTATCCTAACAATCGCGTGCCTTTCTTTCTTGAACGCAAAGCATCACGCTGCCGCGACTATCATCGCACGCCCAGCCGCAGTATAACTTCAATCACTAAAGTTGAACCAGTTCCAACCAAGTGCATCTCAGTAGAGGCCCAAGATGGACTCTTTCTCGTCACGGAAAGTTTTATTCCAACTCATAACTCTACAGTCTACAGTGAGTGCTTTCCTATCTGGCGGGCATTACCTTTTGGCAAACGGGAAGAAGATTTCTTCACAAATGTTGGTTACACTGATCTTTATATCGAGTGGATGCACAGAACTCACAGCCAGGATATACGCATCCTGTTAGTCAGTGAGACTATTACCAATGCGATTAAGTTGGGTAGTAGAATCTCAAATCACTATGAAAATAATTCATTCTTCAATCATCTCTTTCCTGAGATAATGCCTACCTCAAAGGAAACGTGGACAAATGAGAGTTTGCACCAGCGTCGTACTGCGAGTGGTCGAGGACAAGGCGAAGGTACTTTCGATCTTATCGGAGTCGGAGCGGCGCTACAGAGCCGACACTATAATGTGGTTGTCGAAGATGACCTTGTTGGGCGTGAAGCCCGTAAAAGCGCAGTCGTCATGGCAGATACAATCGACTACCACCAGATTCTTGTCGGAGCAACTGACTCAGACCCGAATAATCCTGGAAGAGATTTTGACGAGATAGTTGTTGGAAACAGGTGGTCACATGATGATCTTAATTCGCACATTCGGAAGGAAGAGCCGTATTTTAGTTGGACTACACATTCTGCTCTTGGTGGATGCTGTTCTCTGCATCCTTTCGGAACTCCCATTTTTCCAGAAGCGTTTACGCGTGAAAAGTTACTGCGTTGGAAAAAGCGTCTAGGTTCATATCATTTTTCTTGCCAGTTTCTCAACTATCCAATTGATCCGTCTAAGGCTAAGTTTAACATGGCGGATTTTCGTTATTTTAACTTTGAGAAGGTTACTGGTGCACTGGCAGTGCCGAAGGAGTCACCGACACTCAGTAGATACTTTGAGACTTCCCATCCTCAACAGTATCGCATTGTCATTCGGCATCACGTAGCAGATGGCGACGTGGTAAAAGATGTTTTTCCTCGTAATCTTGATCGGTACATGACAGTAGATCCGAATCATGGTGGCTCACATCTAGGCCAAGAAGCCGGCAAAGACGGTCGGTGCCGTCATGCTATTGCGGTGACTGGTGTAGAGCGTGATCCACGTAGAGTTTACTTACTCGACCAATGGGCAAAGGCTTGTCCTATAGATGATTTTGTTAAGCAGATCTTTTTTCTTGCTGTGAAGTGGAAGCTCCGTGCTGTCTATGTTGAAGCAGTGGCAGCACAGAAATATCTGCTCTATCATCTAAACTACTTTGTCGAAGAGCACAAGCACTCGCATCCAGAACTAGTTGGTATCCAGTTTCTTCCGCTTAAGACTTCGCAGAACGCTGGCGCTAAGGCTGAGCGAATTGAGAATTTCATTCCAATCGTAGAGCGGCATGAGCTTTGGTTGGATACGAATAACTGTACAGAGTTCAAGGAAGAAGTAGAACAATATGGCCAACGGAAAGGTCTGATTGACTTGCTTGACGTTCTTTCCTACGGTCCACAGATTTGGAAGTTTGACAAAGTCTCGCAAGAACGTGTTGATGATTTTATGCTCAAACAACACGCACAGTTTGTAAGACGTATGTCAGCAGCGGCAGCGTAAGGGAGATGTACTAATGCCATATCAACCGCCTACTGAAGTAACACCGAAACTTATCGGAGAAGATAACTACAGGGAGCTGTGCGATTTTGTCAAGGACAAGATTGCGCATCTTGATCGTAGACTTCAGACTTTCAGAACCGAGAAGTTGCCAGAATATGTGCGGTTGTATAAGGCTCGCCCGAAGAATAAAGAAGCAGACTGGCCTTGGCCGGGTGCGGCGAACTTAGTAATTCCTATCATCGGCACTGCCTCAGATGAACTTCTTGCTCGCATTATGGGTGGGATCTATATGTATGACCCACTCTGGGCAGCGACGATGAGTGGAGGATTGCCGAAAAGAGATGGGGAAGAGCTGAAACAGGTTGTTCAGAATTTCCTAATGGACATGGCCTATGCGCCAGATGAGCTTGATTTGTACAGAGTAGAACAGAGCGCATTTCACAGTGCGATCAAGTATGGTACAGGAATCATCTATACGCCTTATGAGTATGAGACACAGATAGTGCGTGAGTATAAATCTGGCGGAACCTCGGCAGAAGATGGACCTGTAGTTTCAGAAGATCGTGTCATCACTAAGCGTGATGGGCCTCATCCTGAGTTGTTGCCGCTGAACAGATTTATCTTTGATCCTTCGGTGCCAAAACTTGAGAATATGAAGCTCTTTGGGCATATTGATTCACTTGATATGTGGGCAGTACAGGATCTCCAAGCAAAGAGTCCTTATTACAAATCGTCGGATATTGAGAAGTTGCTCAGTAATCCTGACGCTGTTCAAGAAACAGAGATGGAACGGGAGATCAATGAGCAGTTTTCGATTGATTCCTCCGGTGTAGATACTGGTGCAGCACGGTGGTATATTTACACAGTGTTCTTCACATACTACCTCAGCGGCAAGGAGTATTCTTTCCAGGCGAAATACCATAAGAATTCTGAGAAGATTCTGTGGATAGCTTTTAATAATTATCCTAAGAACATGCTTCCATATCAGGACATGAAATTAGCCTACGATGATGAGTCTTATCTTGGTACAGGTTTTGCTGAGATGATTCACATGATTCAGAAGGAATTATCGAACAATAACAACTGGCGTACAAACAATCGTAACATGGCGATGCTGGGTGTGTGGCGTGCTGATCCTGAATCTAAGCTTGGTTCTATGCTAGACGTGTTTCCTGGCGTTGTGTTGCCGGCGCGTGAGAAAGAGATTGAACATATCAAAGCCGGCGCTGACTTGGGTTATAGTGATGGTCCTGATCAGTTCCACATGGCAATAGCCAAGGAGCGTACTGGTGTTGATCCGGCCTCTGGTGGCACAGGTGGTGGGATTGTAAATCCAAAGCGTGGCATCTACAGCGCCGCTGGCACTTCTATGGTCATGGCGCAGCAGAATAACAGAAACAACCTCCGTACTGGAGACATGCGCTCAGCACATGTGAAGTTAGGTTGTAAGTTCCTTACAATGTACTCAAACTTTGGTATCGGAGAAAAGCTCAAGAAATATGGCAACGATGCTGAGAAACTAAAGAAAGCGCTTGATCTCTACCGCGATGGTACACTAGGTCTGCGGCTTCGTCCATCTTCGGCATCTGCCAACAAAGAGCTTGACAAACAAAATGACATTCTTATCTCAGACAGGTTTGATCGTTACTATCAGAGTCAAGCACAGATTATCCAAGCAATCAACTCTCCAGGCATTTCACCAGATTTGAAACAGTATTACTTGGAAATGCTTCTTGCGACAAGAGTCTCAGCTATGACCTTGGCGCGCAACTTTAACCGTGATAATCCAGATGCGTTACTACCTGATGTGTCGAAGATTATCGAAGCCGCGATGCAGCAGCAAGCAGGAGCAGGAGCAGGGAATGGAAATCAACAAAATCGAGGATCTAACTCCATACCGAGTGGCCCTTCAGGAGCTATGGCTCAAGGAGGAGTTCCAGCCGGTGATGGGGTTATTGAATAGTCTCAAAGAGGAGGCGCTTTCTTGGGCGAGGTATGATACGACTAAGGAAAGCGCAGATACTGTGAAAGCGATATCAACTAAAATCAGCACACAGCTAAGAGTGGTCGAGACACTTCTTGAGCTGCCGCAGAGATTAAGAACTCTCGAAGAGCAGCTGCAACATCAAGGTTCTCAGAAATTGAAGATGGAACGCTCACAGGAAAGGGGTGAAGTCTAATGGCACTGTTTTCGTGGCAGAAGAAACCGAAGGAAGATGGAACAGAGGAGTTCACTCTTCCTGATGAGTTGACTACCAAGATCGAAGCTGGCGCTAACGCGGCGGCTGATCTTACTCCGAAGGTGACGCAGATTCTGGAGTCGCTTGCGGGGATTAACAAGTTTGTAGAAAAGCAGACAGAGAAAGACACAATGGCTGCTCGTGCAGCGGCGGCGAAGACTTCTACCGAATCTCAATCTGACCTTGAGGAACGTATCGAATCTCTGATGCTCGAAGGTAAGACTAGAGAAGCTGTTGCTCTTGCTAGTCAGCCGGTCACAAATGAAGTGTTACTGCTTCGTGCGGATCGGATCAAGCGTGAAGTCTTCGAGGATGCTGAGAAGTATCCTTATTACTCTGGTGACATCAAGAAAGAAGTCGATGCACTTCTTGAGAATCAGCCGGCGGCGTTTAGAAACAACGCGCAGAATGTTGAAAACTGTTACCACACGATCTTGGGCAAGCACACACCAGAACTTGTAGAAGGCAAACTCAAAAATCGTTTTGCCAACTCCGAAGGCGGTCGTGGAACAAGTTCAGGTTCTGCTGGTAGCTCTGCCGTAGCAGATGATAGCAAGAATCGTCTCGCCGCGTTGGAGGCAGATGAAAATGTTAAACGTGCTGCTAAGCATCTTGGGTTTACGCCGAAGGCTTATGCTGAAATCTTAGATAAGGAGGGAATCGGTTATGCCTGAGATTAACCACAAAGACGTAGCAGCAGCATTGAGTGGTTCTAATGTTTCTGCGGCGGCGCTTGAGGAAGCTATCAAGCGTGTTCTCGCCAAAGGAAAGCAAGAGCGCGTCGAAGCAGCGCGGCCAAAAGAGCCCAATTGGGCTACTATGACTGAGCAGGATGCGTACAAGACTTCAACTTATATCCCTACAGTTGAGCACGAAGTGCCTGATTATATGAATATAAAGTTGAAAGATCCTGAGTATGAGGTTGTATGGGCCTCGAAGGATCAGAGAAGGATCGGACAGCTCATGGCGGAAGGGTACGAGTTTCTGATAGCAGAACACGTACATCCTAACTTCAAACTTCCTCTGGTGTTTGATTCGGACAAGCACTACTGCTATGTGGATGTTGTTGCTTTACGTGTCCACAAGCGTATCCTCTACGGTAAACGCCGTGCAGGATTAGAGCTCTCACAGCGTCAGCTTGGAAACAATCGTAGACCGCCGGCAGCGAGGGTTTCAGGTACTTTCGATCTTCAGGAAGTTCCTATGAATCCAGAAGTAGGCTCATTCTACGATCCAGTAGCTTAACCTAAAACCCCGCGGTGTAGCAGGCATCGCCCTAACAGCAAATGAGGAGAGCATATGGCAGCGGCAAATCTTACCACACATCTGCCGATTCTACAAGTGCTGGAGAAGGCGGGTACTACGCCGTTTACCAGCTCTCAACCCGAAGCGCAGGGACAAACTTTCTTGTCAGGAACTCCTGTACAGTTGAATGGTTCAGGATTTGTGATTGCCTGGGATGGCTCGACAGTGACGGCTGGGATTCTAGGAATAGCCGAATCCTTTAGCGCTAACCTTGGCAGTGCAGGTCTTGGTGCTCCTGTGGCGCCGTTTGGTGGTGTGACAGGGAACATTGCGACAGCAACCTATGGCTCAGTGGTTAATCAGCCTTCGGCTGTGAATATCGCACTTGGCACGCCGGTTACTGATGGACGTACTTTGTATATCGAGCCGAATCAGGATAACATTTTCCAGGCTCTGTATGACAACTCCACTGGCACTACGGCCGCTAACTGGACCACCACGCAGGCAACCGTTGGTGCTATTCTTGGTCTGACTAAGGATGCCAATGGCTACTGGTATGTTGACGGTGGCAAGACTGGTGCTGCTTCTTGCGTACAGGTTGTCGGTCTTCCAATGGGACCGGGACTCAATTCTCTTGTCAACTTTGTCTTTCTAACCGCAGCAGTCCAAGTAGCTTAATCGAAGGAGATTTCTATGCCTCAAGTTAGAGCAAAATTCGCACAGCTGATGCAGCCGGGGCTCAAGAAGA